TATTGGGATCCTGACATGATGTTGATTGAGGCAAAAGCGAGTGGACAACCTTTGGCTGATGAATTAAGATTGTTAAATCTGCCTGTTACTACGTTTAGTCCCGGTAGACGAAAAGGTGGCGGTGGTATAGATAAGACTATGAGAATGCATATAGTATCGCCTATATTCGAATCGGGTAAAGTATGGTATCCTGATGGAGAGAAGTTTGCAGAGGATGTTATTGAAGAGGTTGCCTCTTTTCCAAATGGAGATCATGATGACTATTGTGATAGTATGACGATGGCTTTGATGAGATTTAGACAGGGTGGCTTTATAGATTTAAAAGGCGAAGAGATTCCAGAGAATTGGTATCCCCGTAGAGCAAGAGAGTATTATTAATGGCAAACATGCAAGATCAAATGAATCAGCGAAAAGCAGAGTTAGCTACAGAAAAAGTTAAAAGAGAACGAGGTAATGTTTTTACAGTAGGTGATCAAAAATATAGAAAAGGTCAAGGCAGAGAACTGTTAGATGGGACTAAGGTAAGGACGGTTGAATTCTTTGGTAATAAAGAAACTGGTAGTGGCAGTTTTTATGTTACAAGAATTTCAGACGGTAAAAAAATGAAAGTAAGACAGAGCGATATTAAACCAGCAGGTAAAGGAGCACCTGGTTTTGTAGAAACAAAGGCAAAAAACATATCAAGAGGAACCAGTGATTTTCAAGAATTTAAAAAATCAACAGCAGATGTGATAGCTCAAAAAATAGACAAAGGTGAAATCAAAAACACAGCACAGTTAAAAGATGATCCAGATTTTAAAAAAATAAAAAGCAAGCGAATAAAAAGTGAAATGGTAAAAGTGCTTGCAAAAAAAGGTGGTGATGTTTCATATAAAAAAGTTGAAAAAAAGGTAGAACCTTCAAAATATGATAAAAGGGGTAACTTATTAAAACCTCCAGCGATAAAAGCTGCAGGATCATCTAGAGATTCAGACGGAGTGATTCAAATACAGGAACAATTATTGGTTGATAAAAAAACAATGTCTCCTAGAGCTTTTTTTCAAAAGTATGGTAAAAAAATGGCATCTGGAGGTATGGTAAATGCAAGTAATGGAGCTTTTGTGGAAGTGCAGAATAGATTTTCGGATCGAATGTTACCCGGTAAAAAACGAACAACGAGGATATACTAATGGCAGAACCTAGACAAATAGCAGGCATGGTAGAAGAATCAATGGGAGCAGGGGGTCAGATGATGCCCGAAGAAGATAGTTTAGATATTGAATTAGAAGAAGATATGGAAACAATGCCCGAGGGTGTTGAAATGATTGGTGATGAGGATTTAGAAGTTGAAGCAGAAGAATATGATCATGCAGCCAATCTTGCAGAGGTTCTTGACGATTCAGTTCTGGGAGAGCTATCATCAGATATACAAGCCAAGTTCCGTGAGGATGTTGAGTCTAGGGAAGATTGGGAAGAAGCGATTGCAAAGGGATTAGGACTGCTTGGTATAAATTACGAAGATCGAAGTGAACCCTTCTTAGGTGCCAGTGGTGTAACACATCCATTATTGTCAGAGGCTGTTACCCAGTTTCAAGCACAAGCGTACAAGGAGATGTTACCAAGTGGTGGTCCTGTAAAAACACAGGTTCTTGGATCACCGACCAAGGAGACTGAAGATCAGGCACAGCGTGTAGAAGACTTTATGAATTATCAGGTTACTGAGATCATGGAGGAGTATGACCCAGACACAGATCAAATGTTATTTTATTTGCCTTTAACTGGATCTACATTTAAAAAAGTTTATTTTGATGAGACTAAAAAGAGAGCCGTTTCTAAGTTTGTACCAGCAGAAGATTTGGTAGTTCCTTATTCGGCTAGTGATTTAAGAACGGCAGAGAGGGTGACACATGTTGTTACAATGTCGTATAATGATATTCGCAAACTACAAGTAGCAGGAGTTTATAGAGATGTTGAATTATCTGAAGCAAGCGATGGCGAAGACGATGGAGCTATCCAAGAGCGTGCTGATGAGTTGCTGGGATTACGCCCAAACTATTCTGATGACTCTTATACCTTATTGGAATGCCACATTGACTTGGACTTGGAAGGTTTTGAAGACACGGATATGGAGGGGAATACTTCGGGTGTTATGTTGCCTTATATTGTCACCCTTGATCAGAATTCTGGAAAAGTGTTATCTGTGGTTAGAAACTTTAGAGAAGAAGACCCACTAAAGAGAAAGAGGCAGTATTTTGTACACTTTAAATTTTTACCAGGATTTGGTTTTTACGGCTTCGGTTTATTGCACACAATCGGAGGCTTATCTCGTGCTGCGACTTCTATTTTAAGGCAGTTAATTGATGCAGGTACTTTATCAAATCTTCCAGCAGGTTTTAAATCGAGGGGTGTTCGTATTCGTAATGATGATGAGCCTCTTAATCCTGGTGAGTTCAGAGACATCGATGTCCCAGGCGGAGATCTCAAAAACTCCATCATCCCACTGCCATATAAAGAGCCATCCGCTACACTAGCGAACCTTTTAGGTGTGGTTGTTGACTCTGGTAGACGTTTTGCACAGGTTGCAGACGCAAAAATAGCAGATGTAAACTCAAATGCACCTGTTGGAACGACTGTTGCACTGATTGAACAGGGTTCAAAGATCATTTCAAGCATACATAAGCGACTACATTACGGACAAAAGCAAGAATTTCGCATGTTATCGGAGATTTTTGCTGAAAATCCAGTTCCGTACCCTTATTTTGTTGGAAATGTGCCTCCAGAGACGATGCAAAAGGACTTTGATGGTCGTGTAGACATACTTCCAGTGTCAGATCCGAACATTTTCTCTATGGCACAGCGATTATCACTGGCTCAAACACAATTACAGATGGCACAAGCTGCACCGCAGATGCATAATTTGCGTGAAGCGTATAGACGTATGTATGATGCGTTAGATATCAAGAATATTGACGCTATTTTACCAGAACCACCAAAACCACAGCCTATTGATCCAGCAACCGAGAACGGAAATGCGTTAAAAGGTATGCCATTACAGGCATTCCCAGAACAAGATCATGAAGCACATGTCAGAGCTCACATTCCTTTCTTGGCAAACCCTGCATCACAGGCAAATCCGCAAGGTTATTTGATGTTACAGGCACATGTACAAGATCATGTTGGTTTGATGGCTCGTGATCAGGTAACTGTGTTCTTCCAAAAGACTGCCGAAGAAGCACAAATGAATGGTGAGCCAGTTCCAGAAATAGATCCAGCAGCAATGGAAGCAGCGATTGCTCAACAAACTGGTGAGATATTAAATGAGTTAATACCTTCGTTGGCACCAGCAACACCACCAGATCCATTGGTAGAAATCAGAAAGAAAGAGCTTGAGAACGATTCGGCAGAGCTACAACGTAAAGCTATGAATGATCAGATGAATTTTCAAGTTGATGCAGCCAAGCTACAGCAAGTATATCAACTAGCTCAAGAAAGACAAAAGCTACAGGAAAATATTGCTGAAGATAGAAACGATGTAAATATATATCGTATAAACACTGCGGCATCTTTGAAAGGTAAGTAACCTGTGATATAATCTGGGAATGGATCCAGTAACTATATCATTAGCCGTAGGTGTGGCGAGTAAAGCTTTTTCTGCAATAAAACAGGGATTTGCAGTTGGTCGTGACATTGAACAAATGTCTGGGGACATTGGTAGATGGATGGGAGCAGTATCAGATGTTGACAATGCAGAGAAGCAAGCGAAGAATCCTCCCTTGTTTGGTAAATTGTTTAAAGCAGGTTCTATTGAAGAGGCAGCAATGGCTGCATACGCTGCAAAAAAGAAACTTGAGGAACAAAGGTACGAACTCAAGACATTTCTAAATATGACTCATGGCCCTGGAGCCTATGATGAGCTATTGGCAATGGAAGGTCAGATAAGAAAGCAACGTCAAGAGACAGTTTACAAACAACAACAAATGAGAAGACAGATTGGTGAGGCTATCACATGGCTTCTTGTTGCAGGGATTGTTGGTGGTTTTGCATTATTAGTTGCTTCTGTTTGGTTTAACAAAGCACATGCAGATGGTTTTAAATACAAACCTAGAGGTTATACAGAACAACAAAAAATATGGCAAAAAAAGAAAGAAGAAAAGAAGTATACAACTTGTCGTTTAAAAAAAAGAATTAATTCAAAAACTGGACAGATGGCTTGTATTTATATAGGAAATAATCAAACATATGAGATGATGATTGAGAGTTGGTGCCCAAAGCAATATAAATGTATTTATAATCCTTGGGGTAAAGAACCCAACATTGATGATGTAATTAATTCGTTAAACAATGCAACGAAAGGTAAGTAAATGGAAAATATGGTATTAGATGCGTGGAATGATTTATCGTACATAGAAGGAACACTATTT